TCAGATCTCGTTTGGCGAAAGTGTATCCATGACTTTGTACCCTTTGCCAGTGAACCGATTGAATTTAACCTTCCCCTCGGTCAACAGATAGGCATATGCCGCTATAAATAACGGGTGGCTTAAGTCCGTCAGCGCGATTTCTCGAGATTCCCCATCAAGATTGATTCCCATAAAGTCCGCTTCTTCCGGTTCGTCGGTGTGGCTTCGGGCCAAGAGGAACAGGGCTCCGTCCGTGAACCAGTAGTCATCCCACTCATAGTAGTACTCATGCATCCCGAATTTATCAGGCTCGCTGCAGTCTAGGTGCCGGACACGTTCCACTTCCATTGGGATCTTCCTGATTTTTGGCGGGCGCATTTTCAGGCGATTTTTTCTTCTAGCCAATGCCAGAAGTGTCACACCTCGTGTCCGGGGTCGCATGGCAAGTCGTGATGTCTACAGTGAGTGAAGCTCACACACCCGACCGCCCATACTCACTCTGTAGCCAATAGTCCCTATGCCTGTAGGGCATTTCTGATTTTCGCCGTCCGCCTTGTTGCTCAAAAAAGCCCGCGCTAGTTTCTACTCCCCAGAGAGCAAAAATCTCAGCTGATTAACTGCTTGGCGCAGCACTGCATTCACACGGCAGCACCTGTCTTTTTGACGTCCTCGACTTTGGGAATTTCAATCCATTAATCATAAGGAAATGACCTTTGCCCGACCAGGACGAGTTTCGCGTCACGCTCAGCCTTGCCCAAATGGCAGCCATTCTGGAGCGCGAGTCCCTCTCACCCTATGAAATTTCCACCAATCGAGTCCTTGGCAGCCTGCGTTTGGTAGGAGGCATCATCGAACTCGCCGGCGCTGGGGTGTTATGCGCCATCCCGGAACCTACGATGATTTCCAAAGTAGGCTGTGTCGCATTGGGCGTACACGCCGCCGACCAGTTGGCGGCCGGCGCACACCAATTGGTATCCGGCAAAGAAACTGACTCATATGCGTTCAGAGCTGGCATGAGCGCTGCTGAAGTGATGGGTGCATCGCGCACCACCGGACAAGTCGTCGCGCTTGCGGCTGAGTTTGCGGTGCCGCTATCTACGGCTTCGCTCTATAACGCGTTCAGGATTTCTTCGGTGCGGGCGGGGAGGATGACGGTCGAAGTAAGTGAAAGATTTCCTAATGCCCCTAGGAATGGCATTGGCGGGCATACTAAACAGTTTCACATCGCAATGGTCTTGGCGGGGCTACAGAGACGCTTGAAGAAAAGAAGTAATGCAGAAGTCATGTCTACATTTCGGACCGTAGAGATGGCTGAATGGGCAGTTAGTCAAGTTTTACGGGCTAATAGACTGAAAATCCAGTTTTATTCAAAGGCCCGGTTCCTACTGAAAAAAGAGAGACTTGTTTTGAATATGGAGCTTAATACCCCCGTGGGGTGGGGGATCAAACGGGTAGCTCCGGATGTGCCTTTAGAGATGAGTAAGGTTAGAGTCATTATTGAGCTTAAAGAATTCAATAATATGCCGATGTACATATTTACGGCTTTTCCAGTGCCTTAATCTGGCTTGACGGATTGGTTTCTAGTTTTTAAGAGTATGAGGGAGCTATGGCATACGGTCATATTATGGGGTTTATGTACGACGTCGGGGAGGCAGTTGGCGAATTTATGCCGGAGGGCGAGGTGGTTGTTCCCGATACCTTGGGAGAAATTGTTCAGACGTATGTGCATGATTATTATTGGCTTGATATTTTCTTGTTGCGCAGGCAGATAATGAATTATTTGGCTAAGTATGCGGTGGATGGCAAGGTAGATCATCGCGACCCACCGTTCAATCAAGAGTTGTGTTTCGTCGAGTATTATTTCCAATGTGAATTATTCCCGTTTTTGCATCAGGTATTGACGCTTTTAGATGCGGAAATCCCTAAGAAGAGAGCTCGTTTTGTGGACGTAATTATCGGCAACACTTTTTCATTTTTTATTCGTAAATAGACATTGGTTGTCACGCCGGGGGCACAGATATGAGAAGTATAGGGATGGTTTCGACTTTCAGCGATATTGAGACCGCGGAGTGGGCGTTAAAGGAGGTAGTGCACGTTCATAACCTGAGAATAAAGTTGCACTCACTCGTCGCGGCATACCTAAGGAAGCACGTGGTTTCATTCAAGACGACTCTGGATAGGGTCGTAGGCTGGGGAGTGTTGAAGGAAGAGCCAGAAGTGCAAGTGGAAATGCGGAGTGTTGAGGTGGTTATTGAATTCAAGGAGTTCAATACTATGCCGTATTACGTATTGACTGCTTTTCCCATATCCTGAAGCAAGTGCGTTCTAATTGGGTTTAAGGTCCTGCGACGGGCCGGTCGGTGTTTACTGATTAAGGCGGGCGTGTGGCATATTGGCATATCATGGGGTTTATGTATGAGGCAGGCAGAGCAGTCGACGCATTCTCGGGTGAAGATTCGGACGAGGTGCAAGTCACGTTGCCGGAGATAGTGCATGACTATGTGCAGGAGTACTATTGGTTGGATATATTTTTATTGAGGCAGCAAATAAAGCGCTATCTAAGAAGATTTTCAGTAGGGCAGTTCGTGGATTACTATGATCCGCCGTTCAATCAGGAGTTGATGTTTGTAGAGTATTACTTTAATTGCGGATTGTTCGAATTTCTGACTGAGGTAAACGAGGTTCTGGATACGGAAATCGGTCGAAAACGTAATTGTGCTCTAGATACCTTCGTCGGCTCAGTATTTGGCCTTTTTACACGCACGTAGCCATGAGCGCCTGGCCATTGGAGCTGGCGTGCGTCGCGTTGTTGGTGACCCATGACGCGGATCCGCATCTTGGGCTATTTGCGCCCTGAAGCCGTGGCATGCAGCGACTGTCCGCGGAAAACGCTGGAGCCAGTGATTTCCAGCCTGGCCTGAAGCCTTCCAGCACTGGCGCCGGCATGGCGCATCAGATGCCCTGGTGCTGCTGAATCACCAAATCCCGCCCACAAAAAAACCGGCTCAAATCTGGCCGGTTTTTTTGTGCTTCAAGCTACGTAACCACTTGAAGGTGCTGCTGTTTGGTGCCCCGAGGGGGCAACGGGAGCCCTCCGACAGGAAATGTCCGTCCCGGTCATTTCCGTACAACCCCCGTATTCACTGGCTCCGGCAGGGAATTAGTGCAGACAGCCTCCGTCAGCATTTGGCGTCGACGTGATAGCCTTTACGCCATTTTTACGCCAGGAGGGTGTTATGGCCTCGTATCGGAAGCGAAGCGGTGGATGGCGCGCAGAGGTGGCCAAATTGGGCGTGCGGGACTCCCAGACGTTCGACTCAAAAGCCGCTGCGGTGGCGTGGGCGACTGCGCGAGAGGTTGAAATTGCTTCTCGGAACGGGAAATCCCGCTCGACTGTGACGATGACTCTATCGGAAGGCTTGCGCCGTTATAAGCACGATGTGTCCCCGTCCAAAGCTGGCCAGCGCTGGGAGGAGTTAAGGCTGGACAACTTCGACAAATCGCTTGAGTGTGTAGGGGAGCTGATGAGCGCGATCACATCCGAACAGATCGCCCAGTGGCGAGACTCAAGGCTCAAGACCGTTCAGACGTCGACCGTCCGACGCGAGATGACGTTGCTGTCGTCAGTGTTTGAAATTGCCAGGACAGAATGGAAAGCCTGCCTTGTCAATCCCGTTCGAGACACCAGGCGTCCAAGCAACATGCCTCACCGCGAACGTCGCGTAGCGCAATCCGAAATCGCCGCGTTGATAAACCGGTTCGGGTTCGTAGAAGGCCAGGCACCGACCACGATGCTCCAGGAGCTTGCGTACGCATTCCTCATCGCCATCGAAACCGCGATGAGACAGGGCGAGATCCTGGGCATGACCGCGAAGTGGGTGAAGCTGCCAGAGCGGTTCGTACGTCTGCCGAAGACGAAGAACGGTTCCAGCCGCAACGTACCGCTGAGCAAGCGGGCGGGCGAGCTTTTAGAGCCGCTCTACAGGGGGAAGGGTCCCGACGATCGTCTTTTTCGTCTCGAGTCTGGATCTGCCGATACGTTGTTCCGTCGAATCAGAGACGAGCTCAACATCGACGGACTCACCTTTCACGACACTCGTCACGAGGCCATTACCAGGCTTGCTCGCAAGGTCGATGTGCTGGATCTGGCCCGCATCACTGGCCATAAGGACTTGAAGTCGCTGATGGTCTATTACAACGCCACCGCTGCAGAGCTGGCGGAACGTTTGGGGTAATAAAAAGCCTGCGCAGTGCGCAGGCTTTTACCCTCAGGATCTTTGCTTTGGTCGCCTAGGTAGTGGCAGCTTTGCCCGGTGCTGCCGTAACCAGATTATGACCTCGCCGGCAAACCATCTTTTAGCCGCTTTGGCACCTGTGGCGCAGGGCTGCACGCTGGCCGGGAATCCCGGCTGAACAACGACACGTCGTTCGATTGTGCAGGCCGACAGCTTCAGGTAGGCCGCGATGTCTTGTGCTGTCCACAGTTCATTCTCCGAGGAGACTGCCGGCCGCCGTAGCTGCTCAATCAGTTGCTGGATCGACAGCATCAGGTCCGGCGGCGCTTGATGTAAATCAGCTGACATACTCACGCTCCTTGCATCCTTGGTCGGCCTGAACTGAACACTCCGTTTGCCCAATGTCGCTGAAGCCGGCCGAACCGCCGCACAAAAGGAAGAGCTCAACCATGGGCCACCTCACGCTGCTGTTCCAGCTCGTGAATCCGGGCGCTGAGTTGCTGGATCAGCAGGGTCTGCTGTGCGACCACATCGGTATCGATGAATGAGCGCTCAAGACGCATGATCATTTCAGCGTTCATGCTGCGATGACCCTCACTTGCCAAGTTTTCGATGCGAGACCGCATGCCCTCGGGCATCCGGAGAACGAATTTATCGGCCGTCCGTGAGGCGTAATTGCTCGCTCTGGTCTTGCCCTGGCCGGCCGAGAGCATGAGGGTTGTGATAGCCTCTGCATTGCCGCCTTGGGGTTGATTCACTTGCATGGTGCTTCTCCTTTGGGTGGTCGGTGTCGAGGGGTTGCAGCCCCTCGACACCACCTTCTTACTGGCTTTCGCCTTTTATGTTTTGCTTGCGCACCATGTGCAGCAGCACGTTTTCAAGCTCGACAACTTCATCCGTCGCTGACTGCCACTCCAGCACTGCCTGAATCTGTTCCCGGCTGCATTCCAACACCAGGATTTCCCGTTCGGTTGAAGCTCGAACCTCAAGAATCTCGATCAGGCTTGCGGCGCTATACGCGTCCGCATGGACCCCTTGCCAGGTTTGTCCAAGCCAGTCCCCCAGCCCTTTCAGAACCTTGAGCCGGGCTGTTTCCCCGTTCTTGCCGTCACCGCTGATGATTTGTACGTGCATGGTGCTTCTCCTTTGGATGGTGTCAGACGTTGCAGCGTCTGGCGGGTGATGCGGTTGATCAATCAGGCCTGGAAGTGCCAGCACTTCACAATCGGTTGTTTGGCGGTAACCGCACTTGTGGTCCGAGCCTGGTAAGCACGCACCGCGCTGTCGGTTGCCTTGTTGACGTCGAGCAGTTTGCGTGAGCGGGAGTCCCTCAAGCGTTCGCGCAGGTCACCGACATCGGCCACTTTCTGGCGATGTTCGATGGCGCACTTCACGAAGTCGTTGAGGTTGATGGCGATGACGTTGGCTTTCTTGCTGTGATTCACCACTGGGCCGTTTGCATCAAGGCCCTCCAAGTACTCGTAAACCTCCCAAAATTCCGCCACGACCGGGTGGTCCGAGCTGATCGAGGCCTGGCGCTCAATCGCCATGCGAATGATCTGGGTGCGGGTGTGGCTGAGCTGCGGTTCGGTGAGCGGTACCACCATGCGAAGACAGTCGAGCAGGGCGAGCATCTGGGCGTGATTCTTGTTGATACGCTCAACGCGAATGTAACCACGAAGCTTGTTTCCGCAATGAGCACAGTCGCTCTGCTCATCCTTGAACGGCGACTCACAGGCGAAGCAATGGGAGTGCAGGTTACGAAGCTTTGCCTCGTAGCCCGGCAGACACTGTGCAAAATGCTCCATCACCTCCAGTTCCTTACGCACCGCCTGCAGCACGAAGTTGCTCAGCGTCCAGCCTTCAAGCGAGTTGAGGAGATCTGCAGCCGCACGGCTTTCCGGTGTCACGTTTGGCCGCACGAAATGCAGCTTCACGATCCGGGTCATGATGGCCTCAGAAGCCACTACTGGAGCGTTCTGGCTGATAGCGATCGTGCCGCGAAAGGGAGGCTCATAGGTCTCATTGCCGGCCGTTTTGACGCCCTTGGTTGCAAGCGTGCCACCGCCGTAATAATCCTTGAGCTCATCCCATTCGAAGGTTTTGGCGTGGGCTTTATCTTCGCCGCTTCGGTCTGACTCCAACAGCACGATCGGCATCCCGGAGACCTGGCCCATCAACCGACTGCGGCCGGCCTTGGTTGATTTGGAAGGGTCGAACCCCTCGTAACCATCACGCCCGAAGAGCTTCCACAGCAACGTGAGCAAGGTCGTCTTGCCCGCTCCGGCCTCACCGGTCGCCTCAAGGAAAGGGTACGACTGGTAACGGCTCCGGATCTGCTCGGCGAACAGTGACCCGAACCAGAACGTCAAAGCGACGAGGCCTTGGCCACCGAAACATTGCCACAACAGATCCAGCCACTGCGAATCGTACCTCTTGCCGTCTTTCTCGAGGTCGATTTTCACCCCCTTCTGCAACGTCTTGAGCTTCAGCTTGCCCATTTCGAAGAACTCTTCTTCGTTGATCTTGATCACTTGGCCTTCGCGGACCGCCACATCGTTGAACACGTAACAGCCGTATTCCTTGCTGTAGCCCACGTAGTCGATGGTTGATACGGTTTTGATGCCAAAGAGCTGGTCTTTCATGAGTTTGTCCAACTGTTGTCCACTGCCGGTGAACACGGCCCCGGCGCCCATGCCGAGAAGTCGTTTCTTGAACTCGCTGGCGGCCGCCACCTGGCCGCCGGTGAAGGTGTTTTTGACAGAGCCGCCGTCGTGCGGGAAGTCGACGCGGAAGAAGTACCAGGACTCGTCCGTGATCTCGTTGCGCTGGAAATACAGGGCTTTGGGGTAGCAGTTGGCGATCTCGACGACGCAGCCGGACATGCGCAGCGCCTTCTCCCTCAGGGCCTTTTCATTCAGCAGCTGGTCTTCCTGGCGATCGCTGCCGTCCAGTGCCTGCTTTGCGCTGTTGAACTTCGCGAGATCCAATTTCCACCAATACAGCCGCGAGTCGAAGCAGAAGTGGAACTCCTCCCGTTCGCGCCACTGGTACATCAGCAAGGCTTTGTCGCTGGCGCTTTCGGCAATCAACAACGCGCCCTTGTGTCGGGCTTCTGTCAGGTCTTTGTCGATCCGATCAGCCCGCGCCTGTTCGTCATCCATAAACGCCCAGCGCTGATGCAGATCATTCCAGTCAACCTTGCGGGCATCCGGCTGCGGGATCTGTGCGGCGTCACATGTGTAGCCAAGTTCACGGGCGCGCTTTACCCAGGTGCGGGTGTATTTATGAGCGCCTGGCTCGTTATCCAGCGCCCAAACCAACTTGGGTGTTTTGCCGCCCCGGTCAGTGGTCAGCGCTTTCAGCGATTCCTCCGGAAAAGCATTCGAGGACAAAGCAGCGACGGCAGCGATCCCGTTTTGAATGAGCGCGATCGCGTCGAAGATGCCCTCGACGATCCATAGCTCAGTGACCTCCAGAAGGTCGAGGCAGGGCGGGCACCACCAGTGCCCGCGGTAGCTTTTGAGTGGCTGAAAACGCGCTTTCTTCTTGCCGAAGCGTGAAGGTTGATCGATCAGCCGCTCCCAGTAACCGCCGTGCTCGAGCGGAAAACGAACCGTGGCCGAGCCGATATTCAGGTCTCGATCAAAATAGCTTTCCTGTGTGTACCACCCGTCAATAAGCTCAACGCGAAATCCCCGGGCGAACGTCAGATACGCCTTTGCGCTGGCGGTAGGCTGCTCGTTGGTGGCTGGCGCGCGCTTGCTCCAGTCGTCAAACAAGTCGGGGTATAACTCTTTGACGGGGGCCACGTAGCGGCATTTTTCCTCACGACCGCAGCGGACGAACCAGGGCTCGTCATGGCGCGAGAACAGGCGCTTCTGGTTGCACTGAGGGCAGGTGCCCTTGCGCATGTAATGCGTGCCGGCCATGTGCTGAAGGCCGTAATCGAGTTCGAGGCGCTGCAGCACGTCAGCACGGATTTGATGCTCCATGGGTTTGCGGATCACTGGACATGCTCCACAACCAGGAGTTGCTTTTTCAGCTCGGTGCGCGTCCTGCAGATGCCTGCCAGATGAGGGATATCCTCAAGCACTCTCGGCGCGCGCTTCCCGCTTGGCACGTGTCTGTAGCGGTCTGAATACCAAACATCCGCCATGGTGACTTCGTACTGACTGGTCAGCCACAGCAGGTAGTGCTTGGCCTGCTGTTCGTCCAGCTCAAGTTTTATGGTGATCTTGCTCATGTCGGCTGCCAGTCAGATGCAATTTTCCCCTACCCATACAAAACGGGCATCGATCAGGGGTGGTTTGGGTTAGTTCGAGAGGACGGTGCGTGTGGAAAGCAGACGTGTGGGTAGTACGCGTGCGGGTACTGAGTGCTGCTGTTGTGTGGAAGTGTCCAACAGCCAGATGGTTTGCCTGTCCGGGCTGCTGGTCAGGTCCACGCCAAGTGATGTAATTCGATTGCAGGTCATGCTCTCGAACTCCATCACAGCCAGCTCGGCGATGCGCTGCACGAGAAAGTGAGGCACCTCCAGGGACAGCGTCAGATACCTAACGCAGTTGCTCATGAGATGGGCGTCACCGGCCAGGTGCTCGCACCGGTGGCGGTACAAGTAGGCTACGGCAGCCTGTTGCATCGCGCTCCGGTAGTCACTGGTCGGGTTAATCGTGAGGGGTGGGGTGTTCATATCTGTGTCGCCTCCGTATCCATCTGGTCTAACAAGTCCGGTTGATCATTCGCGGTTCGCATCGCCGCCCGCCGCAGCGCCACGTCGGCGATCGGCAACTGGACGGTGGGGTTTGCCATACCGCTCGGGCTCATCTCGTGAGTCATCTCGAACTCGGCACGCACTGACCAGCCGCACGCCTCGTTCGTGCATTGCAGGTAGGCAACCCGCAGGAAAATGTGCGTGCCTTCGCTTGTGCGTATCCGCATGCGGCCGTGGCAATGCGGGCAAACGAGTTTGTAGGTGCTCATGATCAGCCCTTCGGGAACAAGTCCAGGTTATCTGTCGCGCGGCGGTCCGCTGGATCGCAGGGCAGAACGGCTACTGCAGTTATGTTCACAGGACGGGTCATCATTTTTTCAGTGCCTCATGAGCCAAATTGAGGGGGAACACCGATTGCCCGATGGCGAAGCGCACGTTGGCTAAATCCTCATCGTTCTGGGCGATTTCTAAAGCTTGTTTGAGATCTCCGAAGGCGTTCTCGGCAACGGAGATCAAACCGCTGATAACTTCGCGGCGTTCGTTTAAAAGACTCGTCATGAGATATGGCTCCTGGGGGGATTAGTTCTGATTGCCAGCGCGACTGTGCAACTGGATGGTCGCCAGCACTTCGGACTGGCGCGCTGCCATGTAGCGGCTGAGTGCGGCGAGAATCACGTCGGCTTCTCCTCGGTCAATCGCTCCATCCTCTAGAGCCTTGGCAATAAACTGATCGACGAGTCCACGTTTTGCTGCGGCATTAACCGAGAGGCTGTACAGCTCGACGTTATCGAGTTCCTCGGTTTTGGCTAACGGTACGTACATGCCGCCGTACATCGCCGCGACGTATTCAGGGAAGTAGGTCGTGCCAGCGTCTTGCTCCAGCAGGTGCACCTGGTCATCACTCAACGGACGGCCGCCCGCGTTTTCGTAGACGTGGTTATCAAATTTTTTGAGCGGATATCCGAGGCGGGCAGCGGCGCATTCCCGTCCACCTGGATAGCTGCAAATCACTGCACTCATTACCTGCCTTTTGCTGGTTAGAATGGATCGCTTCATATTCTGTTACCTCCTTGGCGTCACCGCCTCTACAGTTGTCCAAGCAGTCTCGGCTGGGGGCTGTGCATCGGGGTTCTCGGTTAGGATTCCTGGGAGGACCTCGGTACCGATCAACTTCGACAGATCCCTCAAGATGCGAAACGACAGGCGCCCACGCGGCAACGTGTCGTGACCTGCCCAGCGCTGCACCACCTGAGTAACCGTGCGCGGTTCATAGCCATGACTGATGGCGAACTGGCGAAAATTGCTGCCGTGTTCGATCAGTCGAGCTTGGATCTGGCGCTTTTCCATGGCTTGACTCATGGTTGCAGTGTTCCTACTTGGTTAAGATGTACTCATTGCGTGTAGCGTAGTTACCCAAAATGGGTAAGTCAATAGGAGTTTCCCCAAATTGGGTAAAAAAAGTGCTGCTGACGTATTGGATCGCCTCCAAATAGCGTTGGGCGTAACGAACGATTCGCAGCTGTGTGAGCGTACTGGGACCAATCGCCAGACGATGGGTAACTGGCGATCCAGGAGCTCGGTGCCTTACTCATTATGTGTAGATATAGCGGAGGAGTATGGGGTCTCCCTTGACTGGCTGCTGACGGGAACAGGCTCAATTCATCGGGCAGGAGAGGAAATTTCCCTCGGTGAAGCTGGAAAAGGCTCACGAGAAAAAGCGTTTTTATCGGTCTTTCGTGCGCTGGGTGAGGACGACCAGCGAGATGTGCAGCGCGTCGCTGAGGAGAGGAAGCGGGTAAGGGATATTGAGCAGCGCGTCGCAGAGTTGACCGCGGCTCTTGCCGATATCAATCGGCCAGCTTAATCTGTACCCGTCAGGAACGGATCGGGCAGATATGAAAATCGCTGCTGATCTCATAAGAGGCTTCCGTTTCGATGGCGATTGGCTTCCCTCCACTGCCCAGACCACATACGGAAATGATCAATGCGCAAAGCAATATTTGATGCGGGCAATGTCTCAACAGAGTTGTGTTGCCTGAAAGGTCGCCGTCTAACTACATGTTTATTATTCCGCTATGGAAAATAACCGCTTTTCCTAATCGTTAATTAATTCGAAAGTGCGTCGACGCGCTTTGTAAGTATTATGGAAGAATGTTATGGTACGGACTCGAACCTCTGCAATTCATATTGGCGCTCTTAATATTGTCCTGCAGCCTCACACCCCTGAAAAATATATAGAACTGCTTCGGCTTATGGCTCGCCACAAGTTTGATGCGCTAGTTCGCGGGGATGATGCACTTCTTCTTGGATCGTGTCGATATTTGAATCCTGCGAACCCCCTTGAAGGTGTTACCGGTGAAATTTATAAATTCTTGAAGTTGGATTCGACCGCGGCGTGGTTTAATACTGAGGTCATGGATGCTGCGACCGAAGATGAGATTGCGGAAATTAATATTCCGGACAATCTCAAACCTCACTTCAAGAAATTTCAGTATATTTTCTTTCCTAAAGGACATCGTTTTTATTTTATAAGCGCGAAGCCTAAACACAATCTCTCACCCGGTCTGGTTAAGAGGTTTTTTGAAAGAGTTTTTGAAAGAAGCGAGCTTGCTGACTTTGGTGCTCTGAATGTCACTGTTCAGCCAGACCCTAGTGGTTTAAATGAGCTGCTGTCTTTGAAACGGATCTCAGTTTTAAGGATGGAGATTGACCGACCAAATCCGGATGATCTCGAAGAGATGGAAGCGGAGGTTCTTAGAAGGTTAAACAGCCTTAACGCAAAAACTGAAAAGATTGAATTTGTAGAGGCCAGCAGTGAAGGTCTACGCCCAGATCAATTCTTAACTACTCTGGCTGCGGTCGCTAATGACAACGGACATGTGTCAGTTGAAGGTCGAGATGAGGCAGGGACTAAGAAATATTTATCAACTAAAAACATGCCATTACATGAAACTACGAAGTATAATCCGAACCTGACCTCTGAGTTTGACGCACTTTATGATAAGGTTGTTGAAATACATCGCGAGATTACAAGGTAGCTATGGCTCGTTTAGAAAGGCTCAAAAAAGATTTTAAAGGGGTTAAGTCTATATGGGGTAGATATTGGACTATGTATGGCGGCTTCCCCTCGCTATTCAGTTCGACCTATTTCTATGTGTCGTTAGTTTTAACTCTTATAAATTTTGGTGCTTGGTATCATCCCGGTTGGTGGGATATTGTGATTGCTAGCGTACCTACTATCTTAGGCTTTACGTTAGCGGGTCTCGCGGTATTTTTAGGTATGGACTCCGGCTTTAGTCGCTTTTTAGCCGATGATGAAGGCACTAAAATTTCTCCCTTCATGGCTTTGGTGTCTGCATTTGCACATTTCATTATAACGCAGGCAGTCGCCGTTATAATTGCATTAACTATCAAGTCTGCGTACTTTCATGTAGATGGGATGCCGAGCGGTTATTATGATTTCATAAGTGTGGCTAATCGTCTGGTTTGGTTTTTTGGATACTTTGTCTATATGTACTCGATGGTTCAAATCTTTAGCGCCGTATTTGCGATTTTTAGGGCTACGTGCTGGTTTGAGCTGTACGCTAAGAAAGATAAAAAAAACGACAAGTGACATCTGTTATTTATCTACGTGGCTTCTTAGCCACTCCCGCTCCGCAGCCCGCCTTGCCGTTCTCTCCTTTGCATACAGGTATCGCAGCCGCTTCGGCTTCGCCTGATCCCCCGCCATCACCGCTTTTTCCTTCCCGGTTTTCTGATCGCGGTAGTACGCGATGACCCCCGTGTAATCCCCTGGTGTTTCCTCGACCAGATCCTCAAGCGTGTCTTCTGGCAGTTTACTTTCCAGCTCCAGGCTTACGGTGTAGCCACTGTCAGCGCTGAGGCTATGCTGAACGTTGCCCCCATACCAAATGATGTCGTCGATGTCTGGCTTCACGCCTTGCAGCGTGTAAGTCAGTTCGGGAATGAGCTCCGGTCGGCCCAGGGCGAGGGTGTAACTCAACGTCGCACTGCCGCGCTGTAACCGGTTGAATTCGGCCCGTGCCGCGCGTAAGGCTGACTGGCGATCGCTGTAGGTGTGGCGCAGGTCTTTCAGGTTATCGCCGGCGCCGGCAATAGCCTCTTGCTTCTTCGCGCTGTTGACGTCGTAGAAGTAAGCCCGCACGCCGTCGTACGCGTCACGGTCCGCCTGAAGGTAGCGGTGCTGATCGCCGTCCGCTCGTGTGAGGGTGATGTGTGGGAGCGCCATGCCGCTGGCGGTCTTGCCGCCGCCTGCCGGCAGACACAACAAACACCCCGCTTTGACGCTAGTCACGGCGTCGAACTCCTCGCCCAGCCGGCTGAGCAAATTGGCGTCCGACTCGTTCGCCTGGTCGAGCTGCAGGATGGGAGCGCCGGCGAGCGCTGTCGCGATGTTGGCGGTGAGCTTGTTGCCATTGGCGATTTCTCCAAGTACTTCTCCCAGCGTCGTATTGCTCCAGCTGCGCTCACGTTTGGTCTTCAAGCCGGCGCGCAGATCTGCCGATCGCGCTCGGATGCTCAGCACGTCGGGCGGTCCGCTGTGTTCAGTTTCATCGACCGTGTAGGTGCCCTTGTCGACCAGGCCTGTATCACTCCAGCCCAGCCAAAGCCGGAGCACCGCGCCCTTGGGCGGGATGGTCAGTAAGCCGTCGTGATCGCTCAGGGTGATGCTCAGTTGGTCGGCCTCCACCCCACGGTTGTCTGTCAGGGCCAGGCGCATGAGTCGCGGGCTGATCAGATTGGCGATATCAGCCCCGTCCACGGTCAGGCGGAAAGCCGCGACCGGATAAGCAGCATCTCGCCGGTAGCGCTCAACAGCACCTTGCAGGTAGCCGGTCACCTTGGAAACAGCGGCCTCAATCACAAAATGCCCCGCAAAACGTTGGCACCCACGCTGGTGGCTGCGCCCAGGAGATCAATTCGGTCGTCATCAATGCGCTTGAGGCTGAGCGTGAATTCAATACGACGCGGGGTGCCGTCACGAAAGAACAGGGTTTTGGTTTCGCTGAGGCTTTCGATTATCCACAGCCCGTAAATGCGCCCGCTGCCCTCAACCATCGGCCAGGCTTTGCCCGTGTTGGCCATTAGCCGCAGGGCGTCGAGGCTGAGGAAGCTGCCCGTCAGCTCCGGCAGGATGACGCCCGGAAGGGAGATGGAGTCATCGCCGCGGCCGACGAACTGGCGTGCGGGCGCGGCACCCACCCGGCTACTGCTGGGATGGCGCCAGTCGGTCTGACGTTGCAGTTCTTGGTAGGCCGCTGTGGATAGGCTGAAGACGAACATGCCGAGGGCAAGCATCATGGTTTTTCACTCCAGGTCAGAAAGCTTGCTGCGCTGACGGGCAGCTTTTTCGCTTTGAATACGGCTCAGCTCAGCGCGCACTGCACGTGCTATCGCCTGGGGATCCATGCCAGCGGCAGGTTGGATATTTATTTCGTAAGTGTCGTGACTGTCGTAGGCCGATGAGCCGGCGGCACTGATCGGCGGTCCCTCATCGACCGCCATCGCTGGCATGGCCGCCGCTCCGAGCGCAAGTGAGCCGGCGGCCGTCAGTTGCTTGCCCATGCTTAAAACTGCATTGAGTGGCCCCTTCGTTCCGGCTTCAAGCCCTTGAGTCAGGCCAGCAGTGGTGAAACCGCCCAGCTCGGCAAACACCCGGGAGGGGCTGTGAATGCCGAGCTTTTCTTTGAACCAGCCAATGGTTGAGTCACCGATTGAGGTGATCGCGCCCTTGATCTGACCCATGCCCGCCATTAACCCGTTGACCAGGCCGCTCACGATCATGTCGCCGAACTCGGTGAACCGGCCCGGCAGCTCGAAACCCATGTAACTCAACACCCCGGCGAAGGCTTGGTAGATCAGGCCGAGCGGGCTGAAGTTGACCAGCGTGGCGGTGATGCCGCCGACGCCGCCGTCGAAACCGGCCTTTATTTCTGCCCACGCCTCAGTGAAATAGGCTTTGACGGCGTCCCAGTTTTGATAGATCAGATAGGCAGCTGCCGCGATGGCGGTGATCGCCAGACCGATGGGGTTCAGCAGAAATGCGCGGCCGAGCCACAGCAGAGCTCGGCCAACAAACGGGAGGACGGTTTTACCAAAGTTCCACAAGATGCCGATCAATCCCGGCAACCTGATCCCCAGTTGAGCGAATGCCAGGCGAAGGGCAATGAAGGGCAGCATCGCACCGGCGACGCCCAGTAGCAGCCCTCCAATGCCCACTGCCAGCGCGGCAACGATCGCAACAGTCCTCACCAGCCCGGCGGCAAGTTTAGGGTTTTCAGCTGCCCAGCTTTTTACGCTGCGAATGATGCCGGTAATTGTCTGGGCCAACGAGCGTAACGGCCCGTCCTGTTGTTCTTCCAGCTCGATGCCCAGGTCCTGCCAAGCGCTGCTGAGCGTGGTCAGGTCACCTTTCAAATTGTCAGCCATGACCCGAGAAGTCTTGCCTGCTTCACCCTGGGTTTGGCGCAACGTGGCAATGAGTTTCTGAAGCTCGCCTATGCCGGCTTGTTCCACCAGCTGAGCCATGCCCTTGACTGCCTCTTCGCCTGCGATCGCTTTGAACAGTCCACCTTTCTGCGCAGTGCCAAGGCTTTTGGTTTTGTCGTAGATTTCCTTGAGGATATCGGGCATCTGTCGCAGGTTGCCGTTGGCATCAGCGGTTTTTATCTTCAGCTGCGCGAGGGCTTTCTGCGCTGATTTGGGCGGCGCAGCCAAGCGGTTCATGATCGAGCTGAGCGCGGTACCGCCCATGCTGCCCTGAAGACCTGCATCACCCAGCTTACCGGCCATGGCGGCCGCGACTTCGAGTTCCACTCCGTAGGTTTTCGCCATTGGTGCGGCGTACTTCATGGTGTCGCCAAGCATTTGCAAGTTGGTGTTGGAGCGCGTGAACGTGCCCACCAGCACGTCGCCCAATTTGTCCATCTGGTCAGCTGTCATGCCCAATCCGGACATGATGTTCGAGGCAATATCGGCTGTCTGCGCCAGTTCCGCGCCACCGGCGGCAGCGAGATTTAGCATGCCGGGCATTGCAGCCTTGATGGCCTTAGGATCAAAACCCGCCATGCCCAGGTAGCCTTGAGCATCGGCGGCTTGTCCAGCTGTAAACGTTGTCGAGCCGCCGAGTTCGCGAGACTGGTTGCGCAGTCCTTGAAGCTGCTTCGCCTTGTCCGGATCGCCCTTGTCGAGCCGGGTGATCGCTTGAACGCGGCTCATGCTGGCGTCAAATTCCACGCCCGGCGTCATCATGCGCGCGCCGGCATACAACGCACCCGCTCCACCGGCCACCGCAGCCGCTCCCTTGCCCGCCAGATTGCCCGCGGTTTGTTGTTGCCGCTGATAGGCCTGGCTCGCTCGGGTCAGTTGTTGCTGCTGACGTGTCAGTGTTTCGAGGCGTCGGCGTTGCGCATCCATTTGTTGGTTGGCGCCGCTGATGTCTTGACGCAGCCGCCGCTCGTGCTCGCTCAGCGTCCGGGTTGAGATGCCGGCAGCCTGCAGCTTGTGACGCATCTGCTGGAGTTGGAGTGTCTGATCCGTTTCCTGCCCCTTGAGCTGCTGCAATGCACGTTTTGCCTGCTCAAACTCTCGCGTCATGGCGCGTGTGGGATTCCGGGTTTGAGCCAGCACACGGCCCAGTTGCTGGGTGTGCGCACGGGCACCTTCCAAAGCGGCCCTGGTGGCGCTTAGGCCCTGCTTCAACTCGCGAAACCCGCCGATCTGCTTCTGGCTGTCGTTGAGGTTTTTCAGCTTCTCGCGCGCCGCCTTGAGAGCCTGTCCTGCCTCGGCTGACTGTCGCTGGATAGCGCGAAGGGGTTTTGTGGCCTGGTCGATGGCGTTGAGCAACACCCGCAGTTTCAGATCATTTGCCATCGGTGGAGCTCCGCACCCTGGCGCGCTCACGCCAGTCCATCAGATCTTGAAGCCCCAACTGATCCATGTCGGCGGGAGCCCAGTGAAAGACAACGGCCAAGTCAGCCATTGCGTCCTCTACGCAGCGAGGGATGCAGCCGTCTTCACCGACTTCTGCAACAAAAAACCAGCGACCTTACTTCCGATGGCCAGGAGGTCTGCGGGGTCCATGCCTGACGCTTCCGGCGCGGTGAGGGCAGGGCTGCTGATACGCGGAATAACCTTGATCAGGCTTGCCACGTCCATGTTAAGCAGTTCCACCAATTGCACGCCTCGCAGCTCTCCGGAAGAAGGTTTGCGCAAGGTGATGCTTGTGATCTCTGAGCTGCCGCGCTTGATGGGCGTGTCAAGGGCAACGGTGTTGTCGTCGGCAACCGGCAGAGTCTTATCGGTGTCGTTATCTTGCATTGTGTGCTCCTGGTGATTCCCGGATTAGTTGGCTTTGAACGAGGGTGCTCGGTTAGAGGCCGATGGCCTTGCGCTGTTTTTCCAGCATGTCGACGCCGTTAACCTTTTCGATGAAGTTGAGCAGATCGATCTCGATGATCTCCTTGTTGTCGACAGTCAGCTTGTAGTACGTGCAGGTCGTGGTGATGCTGTGTTCGGTGTCCTCCCCGGGCTGGGCGTCGCCCATTTCGATGGTTTCGTGACGACCCCGCATCACCACTTCAACGGCGCTGATCTCCCCTGTGTCGTCTTGCTGGAACGACCCCGAAAAACGCAGCGGAACAGCCGATGCGTTAATCGCGCCAAACTGACGCAAAGCAATCAGGTCAATCCCGCCCGTCTTCCACTCGAACTGGATGCCGTCATCGGAGAACCCAAGGTCAGCTTTCACCGGGCCGTTCATACCGCCGCCGCGATAGCCCTCCATCTTGCGGCCCAAGGGCGGCAGGGTGACGGATTTGACGACGCCCAGATAACAGCTCGCGTCGTTGAATAAATTCATGTTTTTGAGTTTGCGTGGCATGGCCATGTCGGGAATCTCTGTGCGGATGGCGCGGGTTCAACAGCCGCCGCAGCGGCTGTAATTCAGCTGTTGATACGACTTGCGAAGTCAACCAGGTAACGGTCAGTGATGCGCTGGCGCAGGGTCAGGTCTTCCAGCGGCGGCACCGGGGTGTAGTCGTAATCGATCCACAGCTTGCCGGCCTTGAGGGTGTCCTTGTCGTTGATGTCCTCCGGGTACCAGCAACTGCCGCCAATGAGGTAGCCCTGAGCAACCAGCTCTCGAAACTTGGCGTTGATGCCTTCGATGATGTCGCGCACAAGCGACGGATTCATCGGCTTGTCTACCGCCCACATATGAGCTTCTGCCATGGTGTCGGCGAGGATCTGCGCCGTCCGGGTGTAGTTCTCGAACGCGAACAGAGGGTCTTCGCTGGTGGTCCGGCTTCCCCAGAAGCGATACCCGCCCTCGTTTATCAGCGTGGTGACCTCGTTGCTGTTGAGGTAATTGGCGTCAGTGGCCGGGTTCTGCAGATCCCAGAACACATCGGCACTGATCCCGGTGACGCCGTTGACGGCGACGTTGGACAGGGTTTTATGCCAGCCGGTGTCCTGATCGATTTTGGCGCGTAGTCCCAATGCTCTGGCGACCGCCGGCGCAGTGGTGGTCTGGTTCGCGGCGGTGTCCCAGCTCTGGAATTCCGGCCAGATCACCATCAGTTCACGCGCACCGAAATTATCCCGGTAGGCGACCACCTCTTCCTTGTTCTTGCACTCCCACGCGCCGACGTAAGCAAATGCACGCAGGTCTTTAGCGATCGAGGCCAGAGCGGTGGCAACCGGCAGGCTGTCCAGACCTGGTACACCGAGGATGCGTGGGGTCATTCCAACTCGCGCTTTGGCCGCGAGCAGCGCTTTCATGCCGGTGTATTGGCCCGTAGGAGTGGTAGTGCCGATCAGCGCGCTGGTGGTAGCCGCCTCGTCAACGCCTTCCGCGACTCGAACCACGATGGTGTATGGCTTGGTCTGATCGGCGATGGCCTGCAGGCTGCTCGCAAGCGTGCCTTTGACGCCCGCCTTGCCGACAGCGGTTTGCACGTTGGTGATCAGGACCGGAGTGTCCAGGGGAAACACCGTTTCGTCAGCATCTTCAGCTGTGCAAACCATGCCGATGACTGCGGTGGGGATAGTGCGGATAGGGCGGGTGCCATCGTTGAGCTCGATGACCCGCACACCATGGAGATAATCGGGCATGAAGAGCGCCTGTGCTGTAGTTGAAAGACTGTGCACAGGCTGCCGCGCGCGCGCCGGCTTCGCGAGCGGGCAGTGTTGTAGCGGGTGCGACTACAGGTGGCGGACCCACGCCCTAAGTCAGAGCGGTTCCACTTTCATCAGCTTTCTTGCTATCCACTCCGCGATTTGCGGCACGACGGCGTTTCCGGCACTGAAAGCTTCTGCAAGGTTGGCCGCATCCAGTCCCAGGCAAAGCCCATGATCGTCAGACGCTCGCTGCCGCTCAACCATCTGATCCCATCGGTTCGGTTCAGCGATGAAAGTGGTACAGCCCAGAGCGATCTGCGATCCGGCCTTGTTTGCCAGGAGAGTATTGGCAGCCCAGGCATCCGCCGGCACTGGCCAGGGTGTCGCGCTAGACGCTGGAGATATTGCGTCCACTGGCGCGGCGTCAGCCAGGAGCTCCATGGGGGGCATTCGTCCAAGACCTGCGACCAGGAATAGGCGACGACGCTGCTGGGGGACTCCGAAATACTGAGCATTAAGCACTCGCCAGCATCCCACATACCCGCAGTCCGCAAGGGCCCTGATGACTGTCTCAAAGTCTTCGCTATCGTTGACAGCGAGCAGGTTAACGACATTTTCAAGCACCACCCAGCGGGGTTGTATTTCCTTGAGGATGCGTATGACTTCCCAGAATAAACCGCTGCGCTCACCACGCAGGCCGCGTTTGTCTTTGTTGGTGGCGCGGGCGCCGGCGAGGCTGATGTCCTGGCAGGGGAATCCGCCGGTGATAACGTCGACAGGGCTGAGGTTGTGAGCTCCGCACTGGCGCACGTCCTCGAATCGCCGTGCGTGGGGAAATCGATCGGCAAGGACAGCCCGGTTAACCGGGTTGAGTTCAACTTGCCAAGCGGTGCTGAAGCCTGCGTTTTCGAATCCAAGGTCAAAGCCTCCTATGCCTGCGAACAGGCTTCCAATGGTGGGCATCCTGATGTTCCGGTGGTGGGATGCTCTGGGCGTTCTGGCAGGAGGCTCGGGGCCTTCAGGTGATTAAGCGTCCGACAGCGCGGGCACTTGATTTGCAGTTCGGTGAAGCCGCTGGCCGCAGCCAGCTTGCGGGCGCATTGGCCACAGCGTATTTCAATCATCTAGGCAAACCTTCGGCATCTGATAGGCTCCCTGTCGCTCGCGCGTGAGCAGAGGGCCTTGGCTGGTTTGCAGGTTGGTGCTGCGGACTGGCGGTCAGCTCAGGTGCTGGAACACCTGGGCTGACCGTCCTCTTTCTTTACTAGGAATAGCGGGTCTCGGGCGGGGCCGGCCATTGGATGTCTGACGGGAAGCCTTCCTGATCTTCAATGCGGTTGAGATCCACGCGATAGCCCTTCCACTGCAACAATGCGGCCTCTTCTTCGTCAGTGGCTCTATTGAGGTCCATGGCGTCTTGCAAAGGCGCGATGCGCAGGCCAGCCTCATATAAAAAGCCGTCTCGCTCGCCCAATCTGCGAGCTACCAACGCCGCTTGCTCTGCCTCTTCGTCCAGTTTCCAGCCTTGGTCGGTCCAGACGTAATGTGTGCCGGGCCGTGGCATGAAGGTCAGGTGCTCAGGCAGTTCGCCGAGCTCGGTCCATGGTTCTTCCTTCCCGGTGTCTGTCTGGTAAGCGACGCCACGCTGGTCAGCGATTTCTATCAAGCAGCCGTTCTGCCAGATCCAGACGTTGCCCGGGGCAGGCAGCGGTAGAATCTCGTCAAGTTCTAGGGCATTACTCGGCAACTGCGGCCCAAGGCCTGGGATCATGGGAACCTCAACAGGCCCGGTGCAGATATTCATGTTGTCCAAGAGATAAATAGTCATGGATTCCTCAGATCAGTTTTATACGGCCGGGATAGGCAATATTGCGGGGGCGCGTTTCGTCGCCCCCTGTCGAAGTAGTGGTCACGTCCTGAAACCCATAGTTGTTTTGGTCGCCGAGCACCGCATTACCTGCCACGGATCCGCCCCAGTCCCTCGGTAATATCATTGTGTGAACATGGGACTGAATTTCAGGTGCTTGATAGCTACCGGCGGTTCGGTTGACGTCCACTCCACGACCTTCATCCATCACACGCAAAAACTCACCGCGCCCTTCCGGACCTCTGAAAGTGAGGTTTCCATCACCTTCGGTCCACCCACCTTCGTTACCCAAACGTTGCGCTTCCAGGACAGTCATCCCGGAGTTTTGGGCGTGATCCCAAAGCCATGGCCACTCGGCGCGCAGCAGCGTGGGTCCGTTAAGTGCGCCGTAGCCACCGGGATTGAAAACCGTAGTCGTCTCGAAAACCGGTCGTCCTAATGGTGTGCTGTCATGACGGCCTATCGGCCACCAGCTGCCCTTGGCATCGCTACGCAGGTGCCACCAATCCCCCGCGCCCATGAGCACCAAAAGCGGATAGCCGTAGGGATTCAGGTGAGTGTGGAATTTGAGCCGGTCTGTGCCTGCTGCCTTGATGACCAGGCGTGTGCCCTGATTGTCCGTCCGGCGAACGATCACATCACGGGTGCCCAGCTTGGAATTGGCGGGAGGCAGCTGCACCACCAGATCGGCAGCCGATGCATCGATCAGCACAAGCCCCATGTCTTTTGTGGTCAGCGTTTTGGAGGTGTTGACGTTGATGATTCGAGTTGCAAGCTCTCCGAGAATGCCCAGGCGCATCCGGTCGACGTAATCGCGCGAGGCCAACACCACACTGGGGTCAATTTTCAGCTCGATGTTGCTGGCATTGCTGACCAGCAGGTTGATCCGCACTATCTGCGTGCGGCCCGAGCCCTGCGCCAGCAACGGCTTGAAGGACGGCGCGCAGTTGGCGATAGCCACCAGGTCATCATCGGCGTCATACAGCCCAATCTCTCGAATCCACCAGCCGCCGACCTCTGCCGGTATGACCTGTTCGGCGATGATGATTGCGCTATTGGAATCGTCTACGCGGAGCTGATTGAGCGGCGCGCGGCGTTGTTCGTTGATGAGCTGTGTCTGGGCAGGATCGGGCACGGGATCTGAGCCTTTCGCATCTCCCACCCCCATTTTCGAGATCGTCCACGCCACGCCCAGCGCGTCTGCGTTCGCTTGCTTGGCGGCACCTACGTTGGTGAGGATCGCAAAGAACTGAGAGGTCTGATCAATCATCCGAAAACTTCCAATGCATCAATTGAGGTTTGGCGCCCGCCCATCCCGAAACTGCCACCGACGTTTATGTCGTGCGCCGGCGGTGGATACACGTCGATTTCGTCACCGTCGTAAACGCAGGCACCCATGTAAAAGCCGCCACTGCTCGCCAGGCTGATCACGAGCCCGGTCAGGTGGCGGGTGAGCGGCCTCGCGTCGTCGATCAGCCAGGTGAGTTCCTGGTACATCTCTTCTGTGATGCCGGTGTCCAGCACGCCAACCTTCAGCGCGAAGGTGCCGGGTACGCCTTCCGGTTGGGTCTGCCACCACTCCAACACCTCAATCAGGTATCCCAACGGCTCGACCACCCGCCGCAATGCGCCGATCGTGCCCTTGCGGGAGTGGATGAAATACGCCGCACGGATGGCCGCGCGCTTTGTGTCTTCTGGCCACTTGCTGTCCCACCGATCCACTGAAAAGGCCCACGCCAGGTAGGGCAGCAGGTCAGCTGGGCAGGTGTCAGGATTGCCCAGTTGGCGTAGAGGGATGGGCACGCGCTGGATCTGCGCCAGCGCCTGCGCGCCCAGTCTCTCCAGCTGTTTTGAGTTGCGTGGCAGCAGCGGAGCCTCGGTCATCATTCGACCCCCTGTGAGAGGTTGACCGCGGTGCAATAGGGGGCCTGATAGGCAGTTGCTGTGATGTTGAGCCAATCATCCAGCTCGACCTTTCGCACGCCTTCAACATGCAGCGCGGCATGGATTGCAGATTCGGAAACTTCCATCCCCAAACGACGCCGCTGGTGAACATAGGCAAGCAGCCGCTGCTCGGCTGCGGCCAGGATGGGCTCGGACTCCGGGCCGCTGGTGAGCAGATAAATCGCAGCGCTGACCTGGTATTCGATGATCTCGGCGCTCTGGACCGTCAGGCGGTCCGCGACAGGACGGCGATCGTCGTCGCTGAGGTAGGCGGCGACGATCGCCAGCAGCGATTGGTCGACGTGGCCGTCGCCGGCGATGCCTTGAACAGTCACCACCGCGACGGCCGGTGACGGGCTTTCCGCTGTGGCGTCGGCCACCCGACCATCAGCACCCCTGGCGTGAAAAATATAGCTGTTGCGTGGCCCGGCAGTGCTCAAACCCTCCCATGCCATCTGCGCACGTTCGCGCAAGCTGTCGTCGCCCTCCATAACCGGTGCGGCCGTTGCTGCAGAGCTCGAATTACCCTGCTGAATCACCAGTCGGCTGACGTTGAAGTTGGCTGCGAGCTGCTCCAGATCAGCGCCACGCGCGGCGGCAAGCAGGTTTGCCAGGGCGGCTTCATTGACGCGCTGACGCCAGAGGGTTTCGCGGTACGCATTCTCCTCGATCAGTTTGGTCAGCGGCTCGGACTCAAGACTCAGGCGTGCAGCAATTTCTGCTCGCTCAGGCTCTGGCCAGAGGCTTAAGGCGAAGGCTTTGCGTTCGGCCAGTATCTGTTCGTAATCGATCTGCTCAACGATCTGCGGGGGTGGGAGGAGGCTGAGGTCAATCGCGGCGAAGGTGTTCATACGCTGCCCCCCAATTGCAGAGGGATGCTGAGGCTCAAGGCTTCGTTGCTGTCGACGACGCTCCCCTGCAGATCCATCACGGTTTCGCCTTGCAGGCTGACGCCCACGAACTGGACACGGCTGAGGCTGATGCGTGGCTCCCAGCGCATTAACGCCATGACCGTGCTTGCGTAGACCCGCAGACGCGTTACGTCGTTGAAAGGGTGGTCCACCAGCTCCGGCAGCAGGCTGCCGTATTCACGACGCATCACGCGGGTGCCAATGCGAGTGGTGAGGATGTCTGTGATGGACTGGCTGATATGGTCCAGGGTGTCGATAGCCCCGCCGGTTTTGCGGTTCATAGCGGCGGACTCGTTGGCGCGCCGAGGTTGCCCAGGTGCATGTGGTTGACCAGGCTCACGCCTGCAGCGACGACATCGGCTGAGACGGTGACTGTCCCCGTCACGGTCTGGTCGCCGGTTTGGGTGTAGCTGCCCGTCTGGGTGTAACTCCCCTGATGCGTGTAATCGCCTTCGTGGGTGATCGGGCCAACGATATGAATTCCGCCCGAGCTGATCAGGTCCGTGGTGCCGCCATCCACCAGTACGGCGCTCAGGTGATGCGCGACGCTGTCGTACTCGACGACTGTGCCGTCCTGGTATGTGCGCCGATGCAATCCTGGCCGATCACCGTTGGCCGGGATGTGATCGCTGAATACACCCGTCAGCGCAATGCCGTTGGCGAGTTGGCCAGATGGACTGAACAGGATCACTTGCTCGTCAACGGTGGGCGGGTCCCACTCCTGGTCCGCTCCGGCGCGCAGAGCGATCCACGGCAGCCAGGCAGTGGTGAGCTTGCCGGTCTTGACCTGTACACGCGGCGGCGCCATCTGCACAGCGGCGATGACGCCGAAGCGGATGAGGTTTTCGAGCATGCGGGCGAGGGAGGGGAGGTCGTTCATGGCGTTAATGTTGACGACGCCTCCACGCGATCGCAGCTTCTCTCAGTTGTCGTTTTGCTCTATACAGGTAGGGAATACTCTCGTTTAACTAAGAATTATATTTCAAATCGAAAATGGAGACCGAAATGAAGGTGTGTGCTTATTGTGGTGCAGGTGGGGTTATGACGAAGGAACATATTTGGCCCGCGTCTTTAATCAAAAAATTTAACGAGCTCCTTACTTATAATAAAGTCCAAAACAAATTCTATAAAGGTGACGCTGTCATCAGAGATGTATGCCAGAAATGCAATAATGTGGTCCTTAGTGCACTCGACAATTACCTCAGCAGTTTGTTTGATGCAAACTTTAAAAAATATCTTTTGCCTGGTGAAGACGCGGCTTTTGACTACGACTATGATTTGCTCATGAGGGTGTTTCTTAAGGTGTCTTATAATGCTGCGAGGAGCGTCGGGAATGCTAGGGCAGTTAAACATCTGAAGAAGTTTACTAAATACATTCTGGAGGGAACGCACAGAGGTAGCTTAATGTTGAGGCTTCAGGTGGTGACATCCTCGCGGCAAATTGATTCGGAGGGTAATCTTATTGGGATGTTAGAACCAGAGTTGCTCAGGTGTGGCGAAGTACCATACAGTGGTGTGCTTTCTGACCGTTTTATGGTGCGATTGGTTGCTATTAATTGTTTTTGGTTTTTTATAATTTCGCCTTATAAAAATGAGCCGCCGCATAAATGGAAGGCTTTTCTCCGAGGGCTCTCTGAGTCGGACGGCATGCCAAAGGGAGTCCCTGTTGACTCTACATTAAATCGGATTGTGGTCCCATCAACCAAGACCACATATTTTCACCCTGACTTGCTTCAGGATCTTCGAGGGGCTGACTTTCCTCAGAGATAGTTTTGTTGGCTTAGCTGTACTGTTTGAGATGAGATATCAGTCTATCTCTGATGAGATCTATTTCCGCTGCAGTGAATCCAAGGACCTTTCGCTGCTTATAGCGGACGTTACAGTCCTGCGGTTCTATCTGGTCAATAAGACCGTATTGGTGCACACGAGCGATACGTGCAACCCGGCCAGTAAATCCCACGGTTACGGCATTGCTATCCCCACGCGTCTTCATATGGCTTGCGGTACGCAGCTTCTTAAACATCTGAGCTGTGCGTTTCACCCGTCCCTGCTTGCCGCGCAGGTCGCGCTGCTTGCGAGGGACGTATTTTGACCCGTCCGGATTACGCTGCGCCGCAATCCGTTGCTGCTGGCTTCGGCGCAATGCCTGGCCCAGCTCACGCGCGAGTTTGCTTCGAGCCGCGGGCTCCAGTTGCGAAAGCAGGCCTCCGGCCCATTCCTCCAACGCCTCCAAGTTGTCGTTCATTCGGGCACCACCCATTCACTGGTATTGCCCAGGTTGCCGGGTACCCAGTCCGGGTCGAGGTAATCGGCCACGCGCTGCGGCTCCCCTGCATGCCTCACAGTGGCGTTGCCGTGATCATCCTTCCCGACGATGACTCGCTCTGTCAGCGACAGGCTTAGGCTGAGGTCGACCTTGTTTTTGTCGAGAATATCGGCTTCGAACTGGATGCCATTTTTGACCTTGTCGAAGTTCTCCAACAGCTCTGACTGGTGAACGCTGACCCAGCCGAGGATCGGCAGCATGATGCTGTCGGGGTGGCCTGCGAAGTCCGTCAGGATGATCTGCAGATCGAAGCTGTATTCGAACGACAGGCTAGCGGCGGCAGTGCATCTGACCTTGCCGTTGTCGACGAATATCAAGAGGCGGTCGGGGTTGTGTTTGAGTTCGGCCACGGTGGTGAGCAGATGGGCGCGCAGGCTTTCGGGTTTGTTCATGGGGTAGCCTCTTGATGTCGATATATCATGTCGATCTGCCCCGCGCATTCTGCCCAGGCGTTTTCCACGAGATCCTGGTCGCTCAACAGGGCGCCGTTATTGGACGGACTGGTCGCCGGCAGGCTGCACGGCACCACTGCCGGACAGCCACTGACGATAAGCGTCGGCGCCGGTGAGGGCGGGGCGCTCGCGCAGTTGGCGAGCAGTGGCAGGCAAAGACTGAGCAGCCCAGTCGCGAAGTTCGGCGTTTTCACGTTTAAGTGTCTCCAGAGTTCGTCCGCGTTTTGCCAAGGCGCTGCGCAGTCGATCCTGCTCCACCCGCAAAGACCGCTGGGCGTCGCGTTCCTGTTGCAGGGTGGTTTGCAGGGTATTGGCGGTCGTGAGGTTGCGCTCGGCGTCTTCGCGGGCGGTAGCTGCTGCACCCGTTGCGAGCTCGGCGTTTTTATCGGCGAAGTTGATGCGCTGTTGCTGACCCCAGACCAGCAGCGCCAATGCACCGAGCAGAGCAATGCCGTAAAGCGCCTGGCGCAGTGTTGTCATGCGCGGTGCCAGCCGAGGCTGTTCATGGCACAAGTGTCGAGTTGCGTGAGGGGCCCCCGCACAACAACAAACTTGCAGCCTGGATCGAGGAGGCGCAGGGCTTCAGACAGATCCCGCATGCCTTCCTGCCCAGTGGATTGCGGCACTACAAGCAGATCCCCGTCTTCCAGCTTAAGTTTGCGCACGGCATCAAAGTCGATCATAGCGGCACGGCTTGGCCGCAATCGCAGTTCGCGTGCCGCTCGAAGGCGCGTCGGAGTTTGATGTCGTACAGGTTGCGTCGATAGTTCGGCCCGTTATAAAGCTTGGCGAATTCAGCCCACTTACTGGCCTTCAGTGCCTTGTGAAGCTGTGGGTCGGTCTCGATGAACCGAGCAAACGCGTCAAACTGCTGCGATTCCCCTTCGCTCATGGCAGCAACGAAATCCTGCACGCTGCCGTAGCCAAGGCGCTTCCAGTGCAGACCCATAATCTGAAAGGCGCCCCACGAAGTGGATTCCAGCGCTGCGGTGTCATCAATCAGGCGAGCCATGCTTAGACGCTGATGCTCAGCGGTGCCGCCAGCGTATCCGCCTGGCTTGGGGTTGATCAGCGCCGGATTGCCAATGACCAGTTGATCAGCATGATCTTGAAGCGCCGCCGCATCGTCGCCTTCATGGCGTGGAGTGGTGAGCTGGCGATACATAATGTGGCGTTCGAAAAGGATTACCGGCTTGCCGTTGTCCAGGAAACCCTTCCCTCTGGACTCCACTTCATTGACCGCGTAAATGCTGCTCAGCGACACGTCGAGGCGGGAAGCGGCCGCAACCAGGTCGCTATTGCGCAGATACAAGGCACAGTCCCCTCCGGTCAGGCTGGTCTGTGTTTTGTCCCCGGCCACACCGTCCGCTACGAGGCCGACTCTCAGTTGATAGGACCGCACCGCCGCCTCGGTCGCATCGCTGTAGTCGCCGTCGACCACCAATCCGGCACCCTTCTGATTGAGCGTCTTCTGCAATTGGCGAACGGCTTGCGAGCGGTCGCCATGGCGTAGGGTTTTCATGGTTGTTCTACCTTGCGGATGAAAAACTTTTGAGCAGCTGCGCGTACACCTTCCACACCCAGCAAACCGATCACTCCGCCGAAAAAGGGCGCGGTGGCGGAGGGGATGCCGATCAGTGCCAAGCCATGGCTGGCAGCGAGCGCCAGGGTTCCGCAGAGCGGGGCCTCGATCATCATCCGGCGCAACGTGCCGCCGCCGTAGATGACGCGAAGGGCCGCGATCACTACGGCGAGGATGCCGGCATAAAGGGCGGGCCAGTTTTCTTCGAGCCAGGCAGCGAGCCAGGCCCAGGTATCGGGACGTTCAGGCATGCGGTTCATTCCGTTGTCCAAGGGCGGTCGGGTGAGTGCTGCTTAGCGGAAGGTTCAGTCCCATAAATTCACCATCTGCCGCTGCGGTGCTGCGAGCTGTGCTGCCGGCAGATTAACGACGATCCCTTGCGGCAGGATCGGGCCGTGATCGGCCAGGCCCGGATTGGCTTCAAGCACGGCCTCGGTGACGCCCGCTGTGCGGCCGTAATGTCGCCAGCAAAGGGCGTCTACCGTGTCGTGTTGTTGGGTGCGAATGGCGGTGGTCATCAGATCAACTCCACGGTACTGCGCGGGCGGCCGAGGAAGTCGCGTACAGCCCAGCGCAGGTCTCGGCGGTAGTCGTCGATGTTGGGGGTGAGCCGTTCAGCGTCTGCGTTGCCCGAGTGGGTGGTGTCGTAGGAGCGGTAGCGCTCACACACCTCGGCGCCGGTACCCGCTTCGATCGCACGGCGATACAGGTGAACGTGGACGGAGACGTCATTGACCTTCTCGCCGGGGACGTCCTCCAGCTGTGCGTGACCGGCGGCTTGTTGGGTGGCCCGCCATTCACTCAGCTCGCGGTTCAGTGTGATGGCCGCAGCGATAACTGCGGTTTCCAGGCGAGCCGGGGTGACGCTCGCGTCGATGCGCAGGGTGGCCCGCATGTTGTCCAGGTCGATCGTCGGCCAGAACGGGTCGGTGTTGATAATGCCGCTATCGACTGTGCCGCTGGCTACAAACGCGCTCATGGACTGCACTCGAAAATAGGTCGCCGGTGGTCGAGGCTTTGCGGTCCGGCGGTGGGGCCTGACCGATCCGCCTCGAGCCGGCGGGGTGCGTGGGGACGCTCGGGTCGCTGGGTGCCGTTAAACGGCGGGTGCAGCGTGTTTTTTCAGGAGGCGCTCGGCGCTCTCCAGGTCTTTTTTGCCGCCGCAGCTGTCATGCAGTGCAATGGCGCGTCTGAGCAGATCGATACCCGCTTGAATCTGTCCGGGCTGGCCCGGCAATTCGGCGCTGATACCGTCTAGGGTGGCGCGGCCGGTGGCGAGGTAAAGCTTTGCCCGTGCCTGATCAGGCATGTCCTGCTCTTCAGTCAGTTCAGCGGTGCGATACAGGATGTTCCGGTCAAATGTGCCGCCCGCCTTTTGTGTCTTCAGCGCCGCAGTGGCGATCTCCTCCGCAACCAGGCAGCCGGTCGTGCGCTCGAAGCGATCGGGCATGATCAAGCCGTGTTTGAGCACATAGCCGGCAATGTCCAACGCGCCACGGTAGTCGCCGGCGTCGATGCGCCAGACCATGACGGTGGTCATGACGTCATCCTGAGCCCCGTTGCCGGCCTCGATCACGCCTGTTACGTAGGGGATGTATTCGGGCAAGAGCTGCAGTTTGAGTGCTGCCTTGCCTTCGTTGGACTGAATCGACTTCAAGCGCAGCCGATCCTGCAGGAGCTGGTTAAGCTGATGTTCGTAAGCCGTTGCACCGGCCATGGATTGTTGCGGCGCTTTTTTGGCCGAATCCATTGCCGCGCGTGCGCGGCGCTGGTGTGCTTGAGCAAGGCTGAGCACCATCGCTTAGCCCTCGTCCACTGGCGCGGGTTCTTCCGTGTCGGCGGGCGCGATATTTTCCAGTAGGCAGCCCATGCCGTATTCCTCGACCACGTAGGCTTCGTTCGAGGATTCGAAGTTGCTGACCCGGTTCCAGTCGGGCTCCTCCTTGATGTAGCGACGACGGGCTCCGATCTGCCAGTACACCGACAAATTGCTGAAGGTCGTAATGAGGATCGTGCCTTCCGGCATGTACGGCACCTCGTAAAGCGGCAACCCGCCCACGCGGCGCTGCGAGATGATCAAGTCGCTTGCCAGCTTGTTGGTGGCGTCCTGGTCGTTGTTGACCAGGGCCAGGAACTTGTCATGCACGAGCTCACGGCCGGTCATTACCACCAGTCCGGGGTTGCGGCGGTACCAAGGGTCCAGTAGCTGGATGGCGTCATACACCATGGCATCAATGTTTTTGAAGTCACCGGTTTTGCCGATACTGATCTTGCCGGCGGTTCCGCCCTCTTTCAGCACCCGATCCGGTGCATGAGTTCGGTATTGTTGGAGCCAGCCGATGTTCACGTCTTCGAGCAGGGGGTGCGCAGTGCGATCGGTTTGCTCAGCCGCGGTGGTGCCGTAAAAGCCGATCTGGATGCGGTCGAGAGCTTGTCGCTGGGCGATGGCGCTCGAAAGCCGGGTCTGGAAATCGGGAAATTTCGCCCAGGCGTCGAGCTGCTTGTAGCTGACGAAGGTATCGAAATCTGTTTGCTCAGTTTTGTATTTATCGTCGGACAGGGTGCCGATGCTTCGTGGCGTTCTGGCTTGCACGCTGGTGTTGGTTCGGCTAGCGACGGTGCCGCCGACGCCGAGACCCACCTTTTCCCCTTCCTGCTCGTCGACGCCAATGATGTTGATCTTGGTCAGGAATTCACTCGACTCCTGAATCTTGGTTTCTAGCCGTTGCTGAATGGTCGGGTCCACGTTAAAAGTGGCGCCGGCCGAGTCAACGCCGTTGAGTTTTGCGACTTGGCCAAGGTAGCCGGTGTAGAGTTTTCGAGTGTCATTACGCATGGGATTCTCCGGTAGAGGCTGGCTGTTCGGGCCGTCAGGTCAGAATTGCGCCAGGGCTTGATTGCCGCTGCCGGTTACCGGTGGGCGCTTGATCTGGTTGTGATCTTGGGTTTTGCTCAAGATGGATTTGAGCTCGCACAAGTCGGTGCTCAGTTGCTGGACCTGGCTGCTGAGCTCTCCGTGATTCGTATGTGCGACGGTGATCTGCTCGGCGAGATCTTTGCCATGCTCGGCGATGGCTTCGACCGCTTGGCCGATGGCCCCGAATTCGTTGTCATCCTTGGTCTGCTTGCCTTTGAGCAACTCCTGCACCTTGCTGAATAGCTGGGCGCCGAGGCTGGGCTTTTCTTCGTACTCTTCGAAGACGAGTTCGGTTTCTTCAGCAACGGTGAACAGGTTGTCCGGGGACTGTTTGCGTGCCTTGAGCGGGCTGGCGTCGGGATGCTGAGCAGAAAACGCGAGCATTTCTGTGCCCAGGCTGGCGGGGGTATCGGTGACGCCCAAGCCCATTAGGTAGGCCTTGCCGGTGTCGGCAAACTTCTCGCGCACTTCGATGCTGGTGAAGATCTTCTGCTTGAGCTTGTTGACCATGCTCACCAGGTCATCGGTCGGCTCGATCTGGGCGAACAGTGCATGAATTTTTTTGCCGTCTATTTCGACGTCTTCGGCTTTTACCGCAAGGATGTCGCCATAAGCGCGGAACGGGGAGTCGGGCAGCGTGCCGCGAATGTGTTCCATCCAGACCCGGGCGCCGTACTTGCTGCGGTCATAACTGGACGCCATCTGCTCGATCCATTCACGCTCAATACGACGACCATCGGTGGTCGCGCCCTCGACGGCGACCCGGAACCATTTGCTGCGAAATTTCTTCATGCCTGAAGCCCTCAAGGCGGTTGACGCACGCTTGGGTTGCGGTGCGTTGCGATGAGGGCATGTTCGGGACGCGCGCGCGTCGGGGCAATCAGTCGGGGTTGTAAGGAAGGGAGACACAAGGAGTCGGGACAGCTAATAAGTTTTACAAATGATGCATATGTGCCACTATCCATGCTCAGTGAAAATACATAATGTGGTTGTTTTCAGAAAGGATTTTGAAATGGAAGTTTTGAACAAGTCGGACAGCAATCGAATCAAGTTTGCATACTATCTCCCCGGCTGGGTGTATGGAGTTGGGGATAAAACTGTTCTTCGCGCATCCGCTCAGTCGATCCTGACGTCCGAATACCAGAATGAGATGAAGGGATCGATTTTTTGCCCTGAATGCTGTGTTGGTCTTTTTCGCTCACCCGAAGAAGGTGACAAAGATTCAAATGGTCGTGCTGCTTTTTTCGCGCATAGCCGAAAGCATAAGCCGCCTTGTGGACTGCGGGTGAAGAAACGGGATGGCATGAGATTCACAGATGAAGAAGAAGCGAAGCAAGCTGTAGATGATAAGTTACTGGTCGTAGTCAAAAGCTTTATGAAGAATAAGCCAGTTGCACCTCTACTGCCCGGTGAGATATATACCGGGCCAGTTGTTGAGGATATTGATGGCGAGCTCGCGGAAGTCCCTATTCGGCGACACAACGGATCACAGATAAAGCTTCCGAGCCGTATCACGACGGTGCGCGGGCTCTGTATTAACTTTGATAAGAATTATCATAAATACTATTATCTCCCTGAGGCTCAATATCCTCAGCTGCTAAGTGATGCGTTAGTCGATGTATCCAGAGTCTTAGAGATTAATGAAAAGCCAAAGCTTTATTATGGTCGGATCAAACGAATCCGTTTAATGGGTGATGGCAATCCAACTAATATTCAAATGACGCGTCTTGAGTATAATAACGAAAGCGATTATCAAGACTTTACGTTGAAGATGACCGTGCGCGATTCTGCAGAACACAAAATCACAGAGGCTGCAATTGGCCGAGTTTTGATGATGTACGGTGCTGTTTCTCGGAATGGGACTGGTTTGTCCGTCAGTAACCTTGGGTGGGGCGAGTTTGCACTGCTCCCTGCTAAATATGACTCCGTTTTATATCCAAGCGAAGGGGCACGAAATCAAGAAACTTTCGAGGAGCTTTTAGCCGCTGAAGTAAATCTAACTCCCGAAGAGCTTGATGAGTGGATGGACAGCGAGGAAGCCGAGTTTACTGATGACGGCGTATTGGTTGGGCATATCGTGAATTTCCGCGACGACACTCCAGAGGGCATCATGAGTCAAGTGGCAGGTCGGACAGGTGACTACACCGCAAATGTCGGCATTATTTATACTGCCGACGAAGAGGAATAAGCTCATTCCCTCTCTTGTATATTTTCAGAGAAGGCCGATTTTGAGCTAGTTCAAACCGGCTTTCGGTCTGTCCTATAAGCATCTACAGGCTCGCGCAGTTCCGAACCTCACGCGCGAGCGGCAGCATCGCTGCGATGAATACCACTGAGCTGCTCCCCATCGATCCCCGGCGCCAATCCAAGTTTCTGTATTGGATGGGCTGGCGTGTCTGCGAGATTGCCGAAGCAACGGGCGAGAAGGAGAAAACCCTACACAGCTGGAAGGCCCGAGACGAGTGGGACCGGGCCGATAATGTCGAGCGTATCGGTGGCGCACTGGAGGCGCGGCTGGTTCAGCTGATTCTGAAGGAGGGCAAGAGTGGCGGGGACTTCAAAGAGATCGATCTGTTGCACCGCCAGCTTGAACGCCAGGCTCGCATTCAGCGCTTTCAGGGCGGCGGTACCGAAACTGATCTCAATCCTAATCTGGCCAAACGCAACGAAGGCCCGAAGAGAAAGACCCCGAAAAACGACATCAGCGAAGAGCAGATCGAGCTGCTGCGCGAGGCGTTTATCGATGGTTGTTTCGATTATCAGAAGGACTGGTACCGGGCCGGCAATCAGCGGACCCGCGTCATCCTCAAAAGTCGGCAGATCGGCGCCACCTACTACTTCGCGCGGGAAGCTTTTCTGGATGCGCTGGAGACCGGACGCAATCAGATTTTCCTGTCAGCGTCAAAGAACCAGGCCTACCTGTTTCGGGGATACATCCAAGCGTTCGCCCGTGAGGTGATCGGTGTCGAGTTGACCGGTGACCCCATCGTCCTGCCCAACGGCGCCGAGTTGTTTTTCCTCGGCACCAACGCCCGGACCGCCCAGGGCTACCACGGGAATTTCTACTTCGACGAGTTCTTCTGGACGTTCAAGTTCGAGGAGCTGAACAAGGTCGCTTCGGGCATGGCGATGCACAAGAAGTGGCGGAAAACCTATTTCTCTACACCGTCCAGCATGGCCCATGAGGCGTACACATTCTGGACCGGCGAGCGCTTCAACAAGGGCAAGCCGGCGGCTCAACACACCAAAGTCGACGTGGCCCATGGCGCGCTGCAGCAGGGGCGGTATTGCGAAGACCGTCTATGGCGCCAGATCGTCACGATCTTGGATGCGGAGCAGGGCGGTTGTGACCTGTTTGATGTTGAAGAGCTACGCCGCGAATACAGCCCCGAAGCGTTCGCCAACCTGCTGATGTGCGAATTTGTTGACGATGGGTCCAGCATCTTCCCGCTGTCGACGCTGCAGCCGTGCATGGTCGACAGCTGGGTTGAATGGGCCGAGGACTACAAGCCGTTCGCCATGCGCCCATTTGGTGATAGGCAGGTCTGGGTAGGGTATGACCCCGCAGAAACCGGCGACTGTTCCGGACTGGTGGTGGTCGCGCCGCCGCTGGTGCCCGGAGGCAAATTCCGGGTGCTGGAGCGTCACCAGTTCAGGGGCATGGACTTCGCCGCGCAGGCCAGCGCCATCAAAGCCGTCTGCGACCGTTACTGGGTGACCTACATCGGCATCGATGTCACCGGGCTTGGCAGCGGGGTCGCGCAGCTGGTGCGCCAGTTTTTCCCCAATGTGACCACGTTCAGTTATTCGCCGGAAGTCAAAACGCGCCTGGTGCTGAAGGCTTACGACGTCATCCACAGGGGCCGCCTGGAATTCGACGCCGGCTGGACCGACATGGCGCAGTCGCTGATGGCGATCCGCAAGACCATCACCGCAGGCGGTCGCCAATTTACCTACACCGCAGGGCGCAACGACACCACCGGTCATGCCGATCTGGCGTGGGCGCTCTTTCACGCACTGCACAACGAACCGCTTGAAGGGCAGACCGCTGCCAACACCGGGCGGATGGAGATTTTTTGATGTCGAGACGTAGCAATTACCGCCCGCAATTACCAGCCTCCACGACCCCGGCCACGCAGGAAGTCATACCGCGCACCGAAGGCAAGATCGAGGCGTTCAGTATCGGCGATCCCGCACCAGTGCTGAGCGGCCGCGAGCTATTCGATTACTTGGAGTGCTGGTTCAACGGGAAGTGGTACGAGCCGCCGCTGTCGCTGGATGGCTTGGCACGCTCGGTGGGCTGCAGCGTGCATTTGCATTCGGGGCTGATGTTCAAGCGCAATTTGCTGAGCAAGACGTTCATCCCGCATCCGCTCTTGTCGCGGGCGGCGTTTGAACAGTTCGCGCTGGACTTCCTGTGTCTGGGCAACGGCTACCTGGAAGCGCGGCGCTCTGTGCTTGGGCAAGTGCGCGATTTAAAGCCGCCCTTGGCTAAATACATGCGGTGCGGCAACGACGGCCGGCACTTCATGGTTCAAGGCTGGAAAAGCGAGCATGAGTTTGAGCCCGGTACGATCTTTCATCTGCGCGAAGCAGATTTGCACCAGGAGGTGTACGGCCTGCCGGAATGGATCAGCGCGTTGCAGTCGGCACTGTTGAACGAGTCGGCCACGCTGTTCCGCCGCAAGTATTATGAGAACGGCAGCCACGCCGGCTTCATCCTCTACATGACCGACGCCGCGCAGAACGAGGCGGACGTCGACTCCCTTCGTAAAGCCCTGAAGGATTCCAAGGGGCCTGGCAACTTCCGCAACCTGTTTGTTTATTCACCGAACGGGAAGAAGGACGGGCTGCAGATCATTCCGGTGAGCGAGGTGACGGCCAAGGATGAATTCAACTCGATCAAGAATCAGACGCGCGATGACGTGCTGGCCAGCCTCCGGATACCGCCGCAGTTGATGGGGATTGTTCCGCAGAATGCCGGTGGGTTTGGGTCGATCAGGGAGGCGGCGCAGATCTATGCGGCGAATGAGCTGGAGCCGATTCAGGCGAGGATGATGCAACTGAATGAGTGGGTGGGGGAGGCGGTTATGACGTTTAAGTCGTATGAGTTGGCCCCGGTCATATGACCAGGGCACTTTTTTACGCGTCGACGGCAATGTCCCGATTATCGATCATGCCATTGACGGATATTGAAATCTGAAACCGCTTGAAAAGTGTAAAAAATTCTACAAGGGGCAGCTCTACCCGTATCTTGCGTACTTGGAGTGGGGTGCCCGAATCGACAGCCGCCTGAACGTCGTCAAAGCCCTCATACCTTGTTACCAAAGCGGTCATGTCCATATGGGTTACTTGGGCACGCCCCATCAGTTCTCTTGCGTATACCTCAACACCAATAAGGAACTCGCCTTCCTTCAGTAATCCTAGGCTGTCGAGGTAGCTTCCTATGTCCCCCATGTCATGGCGGTCAGCAGCAGCGGTGCCTTTGAAGTCGTTGTACTGAACGCTAGCGTGAAAGTTTTCCTGTTCCATCGGTAAATCTCCCTTTCTAAATTGCCGACGCGGTGCGCCTTGCGGTGCCCGTTAGCGTCGCCTGCAACCATCAGCGATACAAGCCACAGTTATCGGCAGCGCTCATCATCATCTATGCCCTCAGCAGCAGCTGGACTCTACGACAAAAACCGGTGGCCCTTCAATCTGCGACTGGTTGACTTAGGCTCGTACGTCTGCACCCTGCGCGCGCCGTCATCCCCCCACCTCGCCTGCGGGCTAAATTGGTCGTTTTTTCTGCACATCTGCAAGAGGCTCTCTACAGCCCCCCCCGGGCCTCTCCTGTGCGACAGAGGTGCCGAGAAACCCTGCAAATCGCTGCACCGGGTCCCTTGTTTTTGGAGCGCTCACAGAGCGTTGTGGGCAGTCCATTTCTCTGGTGACCCACGGGAAACAAGTAATTTAGGTGTGAAGCGGTTGGAGATTGGCTGTAGCCCACACGCGATGCGGTTTTGGGCACTTACTTAGCACCAGCTTTTTTAAGTAAGGGGGAGAGTAATTTTTTCTTAAGTGATTGATTTGTAACGATATTTGTTTTTGGGTTTCTGACCCTGCCAAAAAGTAAGTTCATTACTATATCTGACTATAAAACTTACCCAATCTAATACGCTGTAGCCCTTGATTTATAAGGGCTGGACGGGATCGGGAAGAAAACTTACCTAAAACACTGGTTTCCCGTGGGTCAACATGAAACAGGAACGGTATAGCGGGGCGCCTGCGGCCAGTGCCTCTCCCTCCAGAATGTACACTGGCATCCGCGGTCCGCAGTCCCAGACGAAACTCAAGCGACGCAGAGGCTTCTGAGCTTCACTTATGGCTTGGCTTTCGAGGTGGGCGCGGTTATGCGTCAGCCAATTCCGAATCCGGGTCCAGATCATCTGGACGAATCCCTAATGTTTTCAGCGCACTTTCGGAGACAGCTTTTCTCCACATCTCATCGAACTGAAGTTCTGCAGATTTAGACTGATGTAAATTAATTTCGGCGGCTAGCCTTTGCGCCTCAAGCCAGGCAACGGTTTTACCATAGGGGGTAGCGCCAGCAGCTACCCCCTCGGAGAGCAGGCGGTTACGTTCTGCATTTATTGCTGCGAATATCATGCTCGCATCTACATATGTTGAGTCGTCAACCACATGGTTGATAGGATCTCCAGCTCGCATGATGCCTGAGAGTGTACGGGCAGCAATCAGATTGTTGGACGGAATGGATGTTCTACTGGCCTCGACAGACCGTCGGATATTGTCCCAAAAGTTTGATGGCAATCCAGACTTCATCGGGTTATCGGTCGTTCTTATGGTTACCGTTTTATTAGTTGCGTCGTCAATAGAACGTTGGTTAATCTTAACGTCTAGTATTCTTCTGCCGTTGTCCAAGAAGTCAGAAGTTGAATACATATGAAACAGATGGACGTTGGGGATTTTATAAATTTCAGAGCGCAGCGCTTCGTGCGGGCCGATGATTTTCTCTCCGCCAGAGTTGATCTTTGTCCACCAGTCCTCCTTGGCGTCGTCAGTGACAAAAAACACGTTATCGAGATGTTCTTCTCGAACATGCTCCAAAATCTGTCTCCAGATTATCAGATCACCATATTTCCGTTCGTACGTCAGCTCGTTATGAACGAAGGTCGGGGAACGATGGTCTTTGTCCTTAGTGATGTCGCGAAAGCCAGGCGGGACTTTGTTGGCGTATCGCTCCGCGCCATCTTTATAAAGATTATTTAGCCAATCCTGGCTTGCGGGAGGGGGGCCAATGTGCCCATCACTAAAAGCGTCTATCGAATCCAGAATTTTATCGTCAGACCTAACGTCCGGTTGCTGCTTGTTCCACGGGTCGATATCTTCAGCGAAGGTCGAAAGCGCGGTTTTGATATTCTCGCGCAATTTATTAGCAAATTTGCCAACTTGCGGAAATTTTTCCGAAAGTTTTAGTTCTCCAAGATCTTTCTCTAGTTTTTCCTCAAGATTCTTGGAAATTGAAGTTAATTCTCTGAAGGTTTTTTTCTCATTTCGGATGACGGCAAGGCGCCCCAGGTGGTATTCGAGTCCGACGTGGAACGGTAGGAAAACCTTGCCGCCTAGCTTGGCCACTGCGGAAAAAAAATCCGTTCTCGTCTGCTCTTCAAAACCATAGAGGTTTAGGAGGACGTTGGTATCGAAGATAAATACGGATTTATCGGAAGCCCACGCCGCCTCTATCACCTCAGCAGGTGGTGTCAGAAAACTCCTGAACGATGTCTTCATAAAAAACCTTTACCCGATGGTTCAGAAGCAATGCAAGGAGTCTAGCGGATCAAAGCGTTTGAGGCGGGCCGCAGCTCGGCGTCCGCATCTTTCCACTGGACCACCCTGAGATGAAAACCCAACCCTTGGCTGGTTTAGGCAATCAGTGTGGATTAGCTGATGCTGTGCGTTTCCACATTGTCGACTGAATCCGGGAGAAGATCAGTACGCCAGATTTACGCCATCCAAAAAAAAAGGCCTTGATAATCAAGGCCTTTCTTTATTGTGCTGGTGCCCCGAGGGAGACTCGAACTCCCACTCCTTTCGAAAACGGATTTTGAATCCGCCGCGTCTACCAATTCCGCCATCAGGGCTCAATGGCGGCGAAGTATAGAGACGAGCCTACCGTTGGTCAATCATGTTTCATGGTCAATTTTCATGTTTTCGGCTAAACTTCCCGGCCCTGCTAGACGAACCCCATC